GGGGCTTGGTAGAGACTTTTTTCGATTGACATATAAATCCTTAGTAGTACGCCACTTTGCGTTTAAATGGCTTTACTTCGTCTTCTCTGTCGCTGTTTAAACGCAGAAAGCCACCTTGTCGAAATCTTAGCAGAGCCTGACTGGTTGAGTCTACTAAGTCATCATGGTCGCCATTGGGGAAAGAGGCGCACTCTTCCATGACTTCATCAGCCCAGCGAACGTCAGGACACCACACCATGCCCGAATGAAACAGGTCGGATATAGCGTTTACACGGGCTATCTTATCACTACCCTTACTTGGTGTGTACTCTGAAACAGGGATTCCCATCTGTCTCAATTCATAGATTAATGGCGCACCCGCTGCTCGTTTTTCCACGATGCAGGTATCTGGATTCCATTCTTTGTATTGGTCATACGCCTTGCGTTTTAATTCTGGGAACTCCATGCGTTCCTTGACAGCGTTGAGCAAAATAATATTGGCACGGCTCTCGCCATTTTCATTTGGCAGGTAGAAAACGCCCCATGTTGTACAGGCTGAAAAGTCGGCTCGGTTGTTCTTCTCGAAAGCCGTATCCCAAGACTGGATGGTGTACTCGATAGGGGGAGGGGAGTCGTCCTCCCATATCTTCCAGTATTCCCGCTTGATAATCGCTCCCTCTTCGGAGGTAGGATTCTGTTGATATTGGGCTTCCCACTTGCCTACGGGGAGTTCAGCCTTAATCGCATGGAGTTCTTTTTCACTCCAGAATTCGGGCCAAAGGGGTTTTCCGCTAGGCATCAGGGCAGGGAACTCAATAACTTCCCAATCATCGCCATCCCGTTTGGCGGCATTGGCTAGGATTTGCCCAGTCAAGTCTTTCTTAGACCAGCGGGTCATCACAATGATGATGGCTCCCCCCGGCTGTAGACGCTGACGAGGACCAGAGTTGTACCATTCAAAGACTCGGTCATAGACTGCCGCAGTTCCTTGCATGGCTTCTTGCTCGGAGTGTGGGTCATCAATGATAAGAAGGTCAGCGCCTTTACCCGTTACAGCACCGCCCACACCGATAGCAAAGTAATCTCCGCCTTTGTTGGTATTCCAGCGTCCAGCGGCTTTGGAGTCAGAGGATAGTTTGGTGGGGAAAATAGCCTGATAGTCTGGCGTATTTACCAAGTTCCTGACTTTGCGACCAAAGCCCACGGCAAGTTCTGCGGTGTGGGCTGTCTCAATAATTTTTTTCTCAGGAAATCTTCCCAAGAACCAAGCGGGGAGAAGATAAGACGCAAACTCCGACTTGGTGTGTCGGGGAGGCATATTGATGATGAGTCTTTTTAGTTTTCCCTCGGCTACCCGCTCAAACGCCTCTGCCATATCCCTGTGATGTTTACCGGGAATGAAGGCTGACCACATCTCCCGCACAAACGGCAGGAAGTTGTTGCGGCATCTTTCCTTCTTGTCTTCCCCAAAGAGAGCGTTTATCTTGGCAATGTTGGGATGGTCGGGCGGCAGGACATCGAGCAGTTCTCGATACTGGGTTATTTCTCGTTGGGTAAGTAAGGTCACAGAGCGGTTACGTGCTTGACGCTGTTGTCGATAACCTTCATGGAGCGAATCATATGGGGCTTGATATGGAGTAGCCCCCGCTCCCGTAGGCAATGGATGTGTCGGTGTATGTTTGACTTAGAGCGCATACCCAGACCTTGGGCTATCTCAGAGTATGACGGGGAAAAGCCACGCATCTTAATGAATGCTTGGATAAAGTCATAAACCAGTTTTTGCTTTTCAGTCATACGCCCCTCGAACGAATAGGTAACGTTTCCTATTGTACATGTTTAAACGGCTATGTATTCTTCTCCAGTTCATTAACTCTGTCAGACAATACACGAACCAACTCCGTCAGGACAGTAACCTCTGCCATTAACTGTTCTCTACTTGGAGTGGCTTTCATTATTACAGAACGTTCTCTGTTTTCTCTTTCTATGCGTTCAAACTCTTCATCTTCATAGGTCTTCATCTAAATCCTCCAGACTGTCATTGATTACTTGTTGTTTGACTAACTCTAACGCCCCTATGACTGTCGATGTGTATAGAGTCTCCTCATACTTGGAGATGACTTCCAGTAGTTCATCTACTAATCCTCCCGCCAACTTACCTTGGTTCAAAATCATTACGCCTCCTGTTTTATGTGGAACAAAATTTATATACCCCTCCCCCCTATCCTTTTCAAAACATAAGGGGGTACTTCTGCTGTAGCGAACGTTCGTAGTGTATCAGGAATTGGTAGTGGGATGTGGGAAATCGAGTGTAGTGGGCTGGTCGGGCAAGAGCCCAAACGGGCGGGTAGGGGGGTAGTGGGTCACGCACACCACGCATCGCACACCCCGCACCCTGTTTAAACGTTCTCAGTTCAGCAGTGACTTAGGCTTGGCTGACTGTAGTAATGCGAGGGAAGACTCCAGTTCTTTCTTGAGTGAGTCCACGTTGACCTCTTCCACTTTGCTCTCTACTTTGTCAGTGAACATTCCTATGGCACGTCCCATTAGTTCTAACGCCTTGAGTTTGTCACTCGTCCTCTCCCCCGCTCTCTCTGCGTGGTTATACAGTTCTGACATGATGTGTCTACGTGTTGCCTGTTGGTCAGCAATAACGTTTTCTTTGAGGGTGACCCAAAAAGACTCTAGTAACTGAGTAATTCGTGCATCCTTCAAAAGTCGGTTCGCATCGCTGACTATGGATGCCTCTGACATGTTGGAGCAGTCGTAGGCTCTTCTATACGCATCGCTAGGTGACATGCCTTGCACTATGTTTGATGCAAATGCATGCATCTTTGCAGTGAGTCGTTTGTCTCTGCCGTTTGTTGATGTTTCGTCTTTATGTACGCCTCTTGGTAGTCCATTCTTTTTCTTCTTTACTACTACTTGGGCAACGGCAGTCTGCATGTCTACGACATGAGTCCCCGCTCCCTCTGTGCTTGCATCATTCGTGCTTGTAGTGCTTGTCGTTGTGTGCATGTCTTTTTCCATCGTTTGTCACTCCCTGTGCGTTGATATCTCCACTTCATTGCCTGAGTGGTTTGCTACGCATGGTGACCGTTTAAACATCGACAGTCAACAAGGTTCGTCATCTGTTCGTGCACTGTTCGCAACAAGGCACACATCGAGACACTCATTGCCCATTACTGACACGCTACAACGCCTGACCATTTCGCTACGCTACAGACCCCCGAACCACAGGCTCATCGACAGGCTCAAAACATGCGCTAGTCGTTTAAACGTCCTAAGTTGAGGTAGACCACGCCATGTGGTCAACCTCAAACCTCCACTGTTTAAACATACAGAGAAGTTATCCACAGCCTGTTGACAACTCAAAGTTATCCACAAAATTGTTAATAACTTATTGAAAACAAAATAACTCAAACCTCGTATATTGAACGAATGCAAGCACGTCAAGGGGTAGGGTGCTTGCACCACTAATAATCGCTTGTAGGGCGTTTAAATTGGTCGGTCACACCAAAAAGTATTACTTTCAAAAATCCTGACTTTTTTTCAAAAACCCTGTCAACCTTGGTGCTTGCATGCACGTTTAAATGTGCTATCATCAAACTTCACTCAGTGCTTGCATCGGGTGACTCGCAAACGAATCAGCGAGTAAGAAAAGTGATTCGGTGCGATAGGGGAACTAGAGGTACTCGATGCCTATACCTACACCGCATGACCGCTTTGACCCATGACCTGACGATTGTGGCGAGTGCGACAGTTACCTAGCGATAGGTTGTTCTTTATGCATGTGTCCAATACTTGCGTACCGATTCAGTTGTGGGTCTGACTCACACATTCACGGTTCTTACTTGGGTGCATGCATGGTGAAAATCCATCTACTTAGGCAGTGCTTGCACTGTCTAACAGGATGTAATTTCTATGGGAGGCATCATGAAGTTTTGGCATTACTACTGTTTGAAATCACCGCTATGTCTTATCGGGTATGTATTCGGTACTCAGGACATGGCATTTTTGTGGGTTGCAGTGCTCTCCGCACTCTGCATACCTTTGTTTGCTTACTTGGAGGAAATCTAATGGCTGATGAACGTAACCCTGTTTTACTTGGTATCGAGCGAGACCTTGAGAGTGGCATGCCTCTCATCGAGGTAGCGATTCGCAATGAAGTCCCTCTGTTCATCGTTGAAGACGTGCGGAGGTTTATGGACTCAATTTCGGAGGAAATCTAATGAGAAAAATTCTCTATGTGCTAATGCACATTTTGTTTGCATCGGTGTTTTCATCGTTGCTTTGTATCGCAATGCTCGACTGGATGGGCGGTTGCGGTGAGTCGTTTACACGTGCTGACGGTACGTCCCAAATGGGAGAGTGCATCGGGCGTGAAACCTTTTTCCACTTTTTGGAGGTATTGCTATGAGTCAACGTGAACCTTGGCTGACCAATGCGGTTGGCGAATTTCGCCCCATCTTTGAGGCGCACAACTTCCCACTCCCTGAGAAAATCAGGGTGACCTGTGGGTTTCCCTCCAAGTTCGCACGTGCCATGAACCGTGCGATGGGTGAGTGGCATCCACCCTCATCGTCTGCGGACGGTCACCATGAAATCTTCATCTCCCCTGTGGAGTCTGACCCTTGGGCAGTGCTTGGCACTCTTGTGCATGAACTCTGCCACTCTGCTACGCCTGACGATGGTCACCGTGGTCTCTTCCCCTCCCTTGCCAAGAAGATGCACCTAGAGGGCAAGCCCTCTGCCACACGCATCGGCAAGACGTTCAAGGAAGAGTTCGCATCCATCCTTGAGACCCTTGGCGAGTACCCACACGCCAACCTCAACGTCACTGCCGACAACAAGACTCAAAGCACTCGCATGCTCAAGGTCATCTGTCCCAAGTGCATCGAGTACCACCCTGACGGAAGAATCAAGTGGCAGTACTCGCTACGCATGTCCCAGTACACCGCAGACAAGGGCACACCGACTTGCCCATGCGGTACACAAACTGAACTTTATTAATTTTTCGGAGGCTTAACCGTGAATATCAAACTCGAACTATCCAAGTTTTCTACCCCTGTGCTCAACACCGTGTTGACCAACCGTGGCTTGCCTTTCCACATCGTCAAAGGCGATGCGGTTAGTGCAGTGGCTGACCTCATCAACAACGGTCTCATCACGTTCGATGAGGTTCGCAAGACCGTGCCCTCTCAGGCATCCACCCTCGCTACCAATTCCAAAATTGATGACGAGGTCAAGCACAAAATCATGCAGACTCAGGCAGACATTGCGTCAGCGGTTGAGGGCGTGGCACGTGTGCAAGACACCGCCAAGGCACTGCTCGATGAACAACGTCAGCAACGCATTGCGAACGAGGCAAAGTTCAACGACATGACTAGCCGTTTAAACAACGCATTGACCTCGATTCAAGGCGTGGACTACGGCAAGGTTGAGACCGTCATTCGCACTCAGGTCTCTGACCTGTTCGACTCTTTCCGCAAGGTCACACCACGTGAAGAGGTTGTTGCAATTGCGAATGCCGTACCTAAGACCACTCGCAAGACTGCATTCGAGTTGTTCGGTAACGTGTGCACCTACGAGGAGGGCGGTCAAACGGTTAATTTTGGGGGCATGGAAATCGAGGTGTGGTCTGACCCTGACGCACCGTTGCGAGTCGATGACTACATCTTCACCCCTGAGAATCTGCACCAAACACTCATCGCCCTCGATGACAAACTGCCCCACAATTCTTGGCTTGCGGGTGAACGTGGCACAGGCAAGAGCGAGTTCGTTTCTCAGGTTGCCTCACGCCTTGGACGTAGATTGTTTCGTGTGAACTTTGACGAGGCAATCGAACGTGCTGAGTTCATCGGGGGTAACACCATCAAGGGCGGTGACGTTGAATGGAAAGAGGGCGTTATCACTCAGGCGATACAGCATGCGGGTGCAATCATCCTCCTCGATGAGATTGGTTTCGCACGTAGTCAAAACCTCGCAGTGCTCCACGCCCTGTGCGAACGGTCACCACACCGCTCCATCGTCATCGCTGAGACAGGCGTTCGCATCCCTGTCGCATCGCATGTGGCTTTTTTCTGTGCCGATAACTCGAACGGTCACGGTGATGAGTCGGGTAACTTTGACGGTGTGCGTAGCAAGAACACTGCGTTCCTCGACAGGTTCTCTTTCACCATGTCATTCAACTACTTGCCTCACGACAAGGAAGTCGAGTTGATTCACAAGCGAACCATGTTGCCCATCGATGCAACCGATGTGATTGTGAAGTTTGCTAACACGGCACGTGAGAAAGCACGTGCGGGTTTGCTGACTCAGCCACCGTCACTACGCCAACTGTTCGCATGGGCATCAGCGATACAGAAAGGTTTACCAGTATCGATAGCGTTCAACAACGCCATCGTCAACAAGTTTCCCGCAGAGTGCGAAAGCGAACTGCGTGGCATCTACTCAGCGACTATCGATGTGGACGCATTGAAGTCATTCTTGGTCAAGCAATAAGGGGGTCTTATGCTAGGTATAAACGTCAAACGTGGTGTCGCAACCACCTTGGAGCGTGTGTTCAACGCAAGTGGTGAGCACATGGGTGACCTTGAGGTTCTGTGGTCAGGCAAGACAGCGGGGATTATCTTTGACCGTAGGAACGGTTACACGAATGCCAAGGTCATCTTCCCCGCCATCGATGAGAAGTCAGACGTGCCACACACCACGTTCAACAACCTCATCGGGTACGCACTGCACGAACTTGGTCATGCGTGGTACACCGACAACAAACCGTGGGACAGGGCACGTGCAGAGCACGGTGCATTCGTTGGTGCTCTCATCAACGGTCTTGAAGACCCTCGCATCGAGCGATGTGTCATCGAGTCAGGACGTGCACCAAATGCACGTGCCTTGTTCGAGAACTTGCTTAACTCAGTGCTCACCAAGGATGGCTACGTTGAGCCTCACGATAAGAAGAACATTCCATTTCTTCTTGCAGTCGAGGGCAGACGCATGAACGGTTACGACATATGCGTTGACTCCATCGTTGACGCATCGCCTTGGAAGAAAGACATCAAGTGGGCGTTGAAGAGAGCACACAAAGCCACCGACACTGCGGGCATCGCAAAGATTGCGGTTGAACTGTTTAAACGCCTTACCGAAAAAGAGGAAGAGGCTGACGATGGACAGGGTCAAGACACAAAGCCTCAACCGCCACAGGGTGAACCACAGGATGGCGAGGGTCAAGATGGTCAGCCTCAAGACGGTGAACCACCGCAGACTCAGCCAACCGATGACCCCGCAGACGGTGACGGTCAGGACGATACGAACGGTCAGGACAAGGGTGACCCCTCAGACAGTGACGAACAGGGCGATGGTGACGGTTCTGATGGGTCTGACGGTGACGATACGAACGGTCAAGACTCAACCGATGGCAACCCCGCTGACGGTCAGGACGGTGACCCCACTGAGGGTGACGGTCAAGACGGTGACCCTAGCGATGACAAGCCCAGTCAGGGCAACGGCAAGTCGGAGTCACTAGAGGGAGGGCGTGAGGTAGAACCTAGCGACTTCATCGAGGGTGAACTCGACAAACACTCCACATCAGTGGACGATAAGAAGAGCAGACCAAGTTTTGGTAAGCCCGAAATTGCAACATTTTCTTGGAGGTAATCATGCGTATCACAAAATCAGATGCAGAACGTAACTACTCGTTCCAGTACAACCGTCAGACGAGCGGGTTGGGTGCGACACGTGCAAACATCATGCGCCTGTTGCGTTCACTCGACTTGGTGTCGTGGTCATCATATGAAGAGTCGGGACGGTTAGACCGTAAGGCGTTTACACGCTTCGCCTGTGGTAGCACCGCCATCTTTAGCAAGCGCACTTACCAAGAGGCACAAGCATCGGCAGTGTCTATGCTTATCGACTGTTCGGGTTCGATGTCATCCGATGGTTTGATTCAGACTGCGGAGGCGATAGCGATTCAACTGTCACGCATACTCGACAAGGCAAACGTTGAGTTCGCAGTCACAGGGTTTCACGGTTCGGAAGATATCGTGGGCAGACACGCCACTGGTGCAAGTGATGACATTGTCATCAGGAAAGAAGAGCCTGTGCTCATACCGTTCAAGACGTGGCGTGAGTCGATGCAGAAAGCATCAGCCAAGTTGGGTTCGATTAACCAGTGGGCAATGGGTTCTACGCCTGACTACTCAGCAATCAGTTTGATTCTTGAAGACATCGCCATGCGTGATGAGCAACGCAAGATTGTGTTCTTGCTGACCGATGCAAACGGTTACAACAAGGAGCACATGCGTCATCTGCAAGACCTAGCAGACCGACTCAAAATCAAAATCATTGCGATAGGTATCGGACGCACTGACGTTAAGGAATGTTTCCGCAGTAGCGAGAACGTGACTAGCGTTGACGGTCTCGCATCCACATCGTTCAACAAAATCCTAAAGGAACTGAAATGACAGGCACTGAGGCATTCGACAAACTCATGGACAACTTAGGGGATGCACTGGAGGGAAAGGAGATAAGTGCAGTCATCCCCGCACTTACAACATTGCTTGCACATGCGGGTGTGATGAGCGGGACAGAACCCGCCTCACTCATCGCATTCATAGTGACAACCGTCACAAGGGTTTACGGTGACCACGACAACACCGATGAAATCATTCATTAACTTAGGAGGCTTTATGACAAACGAAAATTTGGAATTTATCAGTGGCACTGAAATGCAAAGACTCATCGTTCAAAGAATGAAAGAGTTGATGTGGATTGTGTCGGGCACAGTAGTTGTGTCGCAAAAACTAAAAGACGAATTGGCAAGTGATGCCGATAGGTTGTTAACAAAATTTGAACGTGACTTTACAGTCGATTAACAGGAGGCTTAGACATGGAACAAACAATCAGCAGATTTGAAATCATCGAGACCAGTGATGGCTACATGATTAACTACATGACAGAGGACGGTGACATGCAATCCTTGCATGCACCCGATGGCGATAACACATTCGACAATTACTCTAGCGCAGTAGTTGTACTCACTCAACATTTACTCAGGGAAATCATATGAAAAAAATCATCCAAGTTTTTTTGGTCAAGTCAGTCAACGAACACAACACTGGTGATGACGGCAAGACCAACCTTAAATTGTTTACCAACAAAGATGAGGCACAGGCGTTTAAACGTGAAGTCATCAAACAAATCCCACGTGGTTCTGAAACTGAGTGGGTTGCGATTGAAGACTTTTTCTTGGAAGTTGACATCAACATCGAGGTAGCAGTATGAACAAGATTGAATTGCTACGCACCGACAACGGTTGGGTGCTCATCGTCTATAGCATGACAGGCGTTGTCATCGAGAGTTCTATCTCGACTGACCTCGACACTTTGTTACACCACATCAGCCAAAAATATTCGGAGGGCGTATGACAGTAGAAGAGATGAAGGCATTTATGAAAGAAGAAGAACGTATAAAGAATACGCACGACATGATGATTGAAACAGTGGAGGGTTTTAAAGAACTTCCATTCAGCCAACGGTACGCAATCGCACGTAATGTATCAACAACGTTTAAACGCCTCATGGGAGAAAAGATATGAGCACAGGTTACTACCACACCGATGAATCAGCACGTGACACGATACGTGAGTATCGAGACACCAACGGCTATGACACGTTTGCAGAGGCTATCGAATCCATGCAAGGGTGCATCGATGACCTTGACGATGAAGAGAAGAGTGCGCTACGCCACGTTGAAACAACGCCTGATTTTCTTAAAGCCCTTATGACCACACAACGCAAGGTCATCAAACGTTGGTGCATTCAAGTTACGTGGAGCGATGGCACGGTTGAGGAGCGCACCGATGTACCCGACTTGCGTGACCTAGACGAATACATGTACGAATGGGAAGAGGAGGCGAACAAGTGATTGCCTACACCAAGCATCCGAACACCAAGCAGTCGGACTTGCAAGAGCGAGTCCTCCACATTGTCGAGCGCACGGTTGCCGATAAGAAGATGAGCATCGAGGTAAACGCTCGATGTCCACTGGATGCGATTGACCTAGCGCATACCATCCCGCTAGACAAATGGTGCTCTATGCACTAACCCGCCAAGAAAAGACACTAGTTCATCCCCCCACGGCTCACGCTTTGGGGGGATTTTTTTTGCCTAAATTTTTTAAAGCAGGAAGTCATGGCTCTGCGTTTAAACGGCTATGCTTGTTGCACCAACAGAGAAGCAAAACACAGCAATTGGTTAAAACGCATCGGTGCTCTCGTAGTACGTACCAGTTGTTTTGTTGTAACCAAGAGTTGTTTCGCCCTGAGTTCCAATCCAACGATAGCGACACTTCCACACCGCCACCTCCACGTCATTGGACTTCGTGCGATGGATGGTCAGACCGCAATCAGCCTTTGCCCACCACGCCATCGAACCTGAGATAGCCATGCCATCAGGACGTGGTAAATCCATGTTTGAGCGGGTAATCTTGCTTGGGTGAGCAACGAACCACACATGAACGCCATACGCCTTGGCGAACGCTTGCATGCGTGTCAACATCGATGAGATGAACTCATGCTCTGCCAACCCTGATTTGTTCTCGATGTAGTTGTATGGGTCAACGACTAAACCACGTATGCCTGTTCTTGCTACTGCTACTCTTGCACGTTCAAGAATGGAGTCAATCGATGAGGGTTCTACGCCTTCGGAATCTAGAAACAGGAAGTGGTTCTCTACCCATTTAAACGCCTCATCCTTATCCAGTTGGGTCATGCGATTACTGCCCTCAAAAAATCGCTTTTCTTTGTATATCTCCATCAGGCGAGAGATGTGAATCTCAGGCTGATTCTCAAATGAACACACCGCAAACTTCCAGTCATGCTTTCTACCAAGGTTGACCATCAGTTGGTCTACAAAGTTGGACTTACCGCATGACGGATAACCAGTGACGATAGTCAGTTGACCTTGAGCCACGGTATAGATTTGGTCTACGTTTGAATATCCTGTGCTCGTTCCTTTGCCAGTACCTTTGCCCCATAGGTCGTTTAAACGCTCCTCGAACTTGCTGGCGGACGACAAACCCGCTACTGGATATGGCTCGGCTTTGGCGATGATGTCTTGGACAACCCACTCACCTTCAGTCAAGAACGCCTCGTTTAAATCCTTGTACTCGAACTTAGCGATACGGCATTTGTCCTTTCCGATACGCCTAGCCAACTCTTCTGCTAACGCCTGTCCCGCAGTATCGGTATCAGTTGCGATGGTTACGTAGGGCACTTCCTTTAGCATGTCAAAGGCGTTCCATACAAACATAAACCGCTTATCCTCTGACGCATCTATCTTGCCATCGGTCACCTTCATGGGAGCACCGCTTGGTACAGACAGGACGTTTTTAATCCCGCACTCGATGAGTGTCAGGGCATCTATCTCCCCCTCAACAATCACTACTGGTAGTGTCTTGTCTACGTTGTCAATCCCAAAAAAGTCATGCGCCCCACCCGCATCTTGCGTAAAGTCTTTCGATTCAATCGAGCGGTACTTGGCAGAAACATAGACTCCACCACGGTAATACGGGAAACCAATCGCTTCGGTCTCCTTGTTTAAACGTGCAAAGTATTTCTGGGCGGGAAACAATTTCATCTCATCTGCAACCCTCTCCGAGATACCACGTGACTTTAAGAAATCGTAATGTTGTGGTTGTAACTTGGTTATGACAGGGGGTTGCTTTAATGGAATCACATTCTGCTCCTTGCGGTAAATTGGTTTTTGAGATTTGTTTTGGACGAAACCTGACACTCCGCAATGATGGCAGAGGTACAAAAAGCCTTCG